TGACGCGAACATTAACATCGTTCACGCGATAAAAAACAAAAAACCTCAGGCTCGACAGCATGTAATGATTAATATATGCTGAGGGGCCTGATGAGTATGCTTCAGGGCAACGAAACGCATGGCGTCGCCCCGGGGCTACAACGATACACAGAACAAATAGAACAATTTAAGAAAGTTTCATCCACTAAAACAACGACCGTGCGAACCAATTAACTCAAAGAAGACTCCAGAACATAATCACAATGTCTCACTACGTTAGTAACAGTGAGCAGAAGTATAGTGAGCGGGAGGCTACGTTCGTTGCGATACGAGGTACAGCTAATGCAGTGATCAATGCAAGAGCGGAGGCTGATTCGCTTAAGGTGTGGGAGCCGTCAAAGGGCGAACTTCAAGACAATCAGGTTAGGACTACGACTGCCAGGAGGATTGAAGATATTGTGTCGTGCTTCAGTACTAGTCAGATTGGCAGCCTCGAGTTCCTATCTCAGCCGTCCTTCGCTGTTAATTACAATGTTTACGGCGACCTCAAACGTGAGCCAGTGATAGGCGAGAATACCAATAGTATCGGAATAAACGTAGATTGGAGCGTGAACGATGTTAATGTTCGCGTCATACCTGGACAGCTGCAGAAACTTGTAATGCACGAGTCGCTGGTCGCTGTAGGCCGTAACGGTATACGATCGCGCGAGGAAATCTCAAAAGCCACCGGGTGGAGCAGACAAGCACTACAGAACCTAAGTGCTGACGAGGCAAATAACCTTCAATATGCAATAAACGTTGCGTGCGGGGGCGCAAGCAAGTTAACACGACTCGTTAAAGGTATGATGCTGTACCTCGAAGTGCTGAAGGCTGGCGAGTTAACCGTTAAGATGAGGCCACTAACGCATATGAATTACACCGAGACAGACGTAGCGGCTGCGGGGCGTACATCAGATAGGTCGTATATATACAACTCCTTACCTGGCGCCGAGATGCATGAGTTGGTACTGACCTGCATGGCTAGCGCTTACCCTCGGCCAGGATGTGTCAGTAATGTTTCAATACCTTCTGACGCTCCGGTGAATGTCATGATTGCGAGGGGCACTCAGGTGACCACGCCCCTGAATCGGCTGCTCAATCCAGTCATGGTGATGAGTTCGGTTTGTAGGTATGCGACGGACACAGACTGTGGCAGTCAGCTGCATGCTGCGCTGTTAATAGCCTCCTCACTGAGTCAGAATCGATACTTCGAATGTGCCACACTGCCTAAAGTTGTGTCCTATGCTGACATGCTCATGCCGGCAGTGACCAAGACAGATAGCCAGTCAGCGAGACCACAAGTTACCCAGGAACTGGTGGTGAGCCTGGGCCGACTGCACCAAATGGTATCTTTTGCCACTGTCAAGGATTTGGCTACCGCAGCGGAGTTATCAGCATCGAAACGTGTCGCCGCGGACACACACGTCTTAGAGTATCTGTCACGGCATGCCCGTGTGACACGCCTCATGGGGATGCAGCTTACTGGAGTACCTATACTTGAAGGTACGGATGAGCTTGATTATATATCAGGATTAACAAAAGAACACCTCTCGGCTATACTGGGCACAAGTATATTAGAGGCATTGTGGCTATGTGGTCATAGCGCATCAGTATGTGAGAACGGAGTATTCTCAGCCCTTAAAAGGGGCAAGCATGATCTCACAGTCGGCGGCGGCGGTATCGCTGTATTACACGAGGAGATCCGGGAGGCAGGAGCAGTGGTGACAGGTTTCAACCTACCCCAGGGGCAATTTTTTACCGAAGGGGTGAACCTAGGCAGGGCTACGCCATTTAAGCCGCCCAAACGTACTAGAGTTAAAATGCCGATCACACACGCGCACGAATGCGAGGTTAGCAAAGGTAGAACTGTGGTAACTAGACGTGAGGGTGGAATAACTTCCAAGCGGTCTAGCCTGTTATCACCGCCTCGAGTAACCAGGTCTAGATCCAGCAATGGCTCAGTAGGGTCAATAGCCGGTAGGATTGTCAGCTTCAATCCGAAATTAAGTTCACCACCGTCATATAGGACCGATTCACCAGATGACCCAAGCGAGCAGCTGGCTTCTCTAGATGGGTTGTTCGACGAGCCTGAGGCGGATAGGCAGTCGTGGCAGTCAGTGGTAGAGGAGGCCACCGGTATGGAGGTTAAGGCGACCAGGTTAGTTCCTAGAGATGCTTCACTAATGTCAGACGACCCTACCGAAGTGGCTATCTACGATCGGGCAGGTGTGCTGCTCACAGACAATCTCACTGTGATGGCGGAGAAAATCTACCAGATCCGGGGCAGAGGACCTGTACCTACAGAGCGGTTAATGCGCAAGATAGGTGCCGAGATGCTGGAGTACGATGGTTACGGCAGGGATTCTGAAGAGATGGTTAATATATTGATTTCCAGGAAAATGATAGGTGCATGGTGGGAACGTGCTGACATGGCTAAGATGCTAGTAGAAAGGGGTGTCGGTACAATAACTTACATACCAACAGAATCAAAGATGCAGAAATTACTCTCAGGTGCCGGGTTGAAGAAGGAGTCACAAATAGCAACAAGCATGGGGAGAGCGTGGGTTGGAGACGTACACGATCTCAAACGGAGTGATTGGCCTAAAGTGGTGAATTCTATTCCGATGATGGACTACCTAGCTCGCTATGGAGTAGGCGAAGACACCAAGGGCTTCGGGGGTCTATTGAGGATGACCCTGGTCAGGTGGCTGTCAATACACCCTGACTTCGAGGAATCAAACATGCTAGCACTGGTGGGCTGGGCAAGAGGTCTGTCAGTGTCAGCTATCACACCAGTACCGGGGGAGGTGCTACCATATTTTGATGACTCGTTCATCGAAATGGAATACGCAAATCGCAGTAGTTCAATAACGGTTAGAGCGTTTGACAGAGCTGACTCGAAGCTGTTGCTACTAGCTACAATGAGCGGTAACAGACGGTGGTGAACTTAATTTCGGATTGA